ACTCTAGGCACGGGATCACTTTTTGTTGTCCGATCGGTCTTCTCGTACTTGACAAAGATTTGCAGCTTAGCGTCCTCCCCCGGAGTTGATCGCCCCGCACGCATCGACTCCAAGGCGCTCTGGTACAACTGCCGCTTGCGGCCCGAGTAACTGTCAACAAAATTTTGATGACTGACAGGGGCGGTCGAGGGCAACAGTGGCACTAGCTCGTCCCAGACGGTTGCCAGCCGCTGGGCAAAGACGCGGGGTTTCGGTCGAGGAGGTCTTTTAAAGAACCCGTCCTCTGTCTTGACAAAAAACACCCGCTCAGCCACGCCTCTAAGTAAAGTATCGAGGTCATTAGTGAATGGCACATAATCGATGTCCGGTCCGACGCCAGCCACTCTTACGTAGCGCCGTTCCCGGGGGGCACCCACCTCTCTTTTCCACTGCAAGCGGTCCGGAGTGCGCTTCCTCCCTGGCACTTTGATGCTCTTCCAACCACCTAAATGGTCACGCACATCAAATTGCGCCAGGACTCGCGTCACAGAAGCTCCGGAACCAGTGGAGAGAGATGGGCACCCCTAGTGGGACTCCAGGAGGTCAGGATCCTGGAGTCTGCCGACTCCAAAGATCTTACTCCAGAACCCCCCAAACACCTGACTCGCATCCATCCGTTTCTCCCACTGGGCCGTCGTGACTGCCACACGCATCTTCTGGAAAGCCAATGTGGGGACGAAGGACAGGAATAAAGCCCTATCTATCGCAAGATTCTTATCAGATACACGCATGTGTCTGTAATCATCCCCCTCCAAAAGCTTCTGAAGCCACCTGCGCGTCACAAGGATATTGGCTTCGGTCATTGGCCTCTCCCCGAACTTGTTATAAGCAATTTTGCTCAGGGAGGCCGCAAACCGTGAACGATGGCCGCGTCTAATCACCGCCTTACGCACGACATGTTGATTAACCGTTGGCGGAGCCACATTGCTCGTAACACGATGCAACTGCGTATGTTCATGATAATCGAGATGGTCCGTAGGATCAGTCTCGACCGTATCAATCTCAGCGCAGACAGCCTTAGCAAAGTGTTCAGCTGGCCCACCCACAGTGACCAATTGCCACGCATGCTTGAGCCATCTCTGGCTCCAGCGAGTGACGTAAACAATATCCTCAACGACGTTCCCATTAGGCTCGTCTGTTGTGATGTTTGCGAAGTCCATGCTATCTTGACGGAAGTTACAATTTACCCCCAATTAAGGTAGGCCCGTCCTTCAAACCCCTAAAACGATCGCGTGGTAGACAACACCCGAACAAATAGGAGAGATAATCCCTACGGAGATAG